AGTTTCCTACAGGCCATCATGTAATGAATATTCCTGATGATGGCATCATTGCAAGTAGCGGTGTTTATGTCTCAGCGTTTACAGGATCGGCTAATGAACTAACGATCATCCTTTCGTAGGAGGGTCCGATGGCATATGATCTCCGTTCCATTTCACAGGTCGGAACATCTGAGCCATTTGAGCTACAGGTGTCCAGGGGGCAAATCCCTGGACATCGTGTTCGTAATGTTTTTGGTTTTTCAACGGCTATAGGAACATCTTTTACAACTCCGTGGGAGTTGGGAAATACAAATGCACTACCTTTGATAAGTACCGCTTCTCCGTTAGACGTTGCTAGTAGCGCAGCGGGAGACACAACACAGATTGTTCGTCTTATTGGTTTGGATGCGGACTACAATGAGATTGCAGAAAATGTTTCCTTAAATGGTACAACTACAATAACGACAACGAACTCTTTCAAAGCCATTAATGATTTTATTACAGTAAGTGGGAACTGCGCTGGAAACGTTACAGCAAAGATTTCTAGTGTCGTTTATGCTCAGATCACAGCGGGGACTGGTCGTAATCAAGCAGCAATATTTACGGTTCCCGCAGGTCATAGTTTTTACTTATCTAGAATTGACGCTTTTTCGGCTACAGCCAGTGGTGCGAGTAAGTATCTAACCTTTCTTAATAAAAACACATTCAGTGACGGTCGTGTATTTAATGTGGCAGAAACTACTTTTGCCCAACGTATGGATATCATGCGTGTGCTACCGTTTAAGGTTTCTGAAAAAACTACGCTTGAGTTTCAAGCAAAAACAAACAGTACAACAGCCGAGGCGGGAATATTTGGAGAAGGTTTTTTAGTTAAAGAAGAGGGGAGCTTGTGATGGCTAAGATCGACAAGTCCAAGATGAAATGCAACAAGCCCAAGCGTCAGAAGTCTGGCGGCAAGAAGTTTGTTGTAAAGGCATGTGATAAGGGTAAAGAAAAGATCGTCAGATTCGGGGATGCCAATATGACTATTAAGAAGTCAAATCCCAAACGAAGGAAATCATTTCGTGCCCGTCACGGTTGTGATACTAAACGTTTAGATAAACTAACGGCCCGTTATTGGTCGTGTAAAATGTGGTAAAGATGGATAAGAACGTGCAACTTTTGTTTTGGGGAACTGGTCTGACTTTAGGATCAGCGGGTCTTGTGTGGATGATTTCGACGTTGATTAGCGTGGATAAACGGACAGAAGTTATGGACGTAAAAATAGATCATTTGGTTCAAGCGGTCGAGCAGTTAACAGAAAGGCAAGCAAGTTATGATCAGTCGTGGACAGATGCCCTTTCAAATCTCCAAGCCTCCAGAGGTGAAGACTAATGGCAAAAAAGTCAAAAACAAAAAAAGACGCGTGTTACCACAAAGTAAAAAGCCGATACAAGGTTTGGCCCAGCGCATACGCTTCAGGGGCACTTTCTAAATGCAGAAAAGTTGGGGCAAAAAATTGGGGGAATAAGACAAAGAAAGCTGACGGTGGTTTAATTGCATCAGTAGATAATCCCAAACGTCCTGCTCGTAATCGATATAAGAATGGTGGAATTATTGCATCGGGCTGCGGCTGCGTGGAGGAAAGCAGGCGTAAAAGCACGAGGACTTTCTGATGGCAAAGAAAAAGAAAAACTCTCTTCGGGAATGGTTTTCAAAAAACGATGGCAAAGGTTGGGTAGACTGCAAAACTGGAAAGCCTTGTGGTCGTCAAAAGGGAGAAAAGCGTCGGAGTTATCCAGCTTGTCGTCCGACGATGGCGCAATGTACATCAGCAGCAAAAAAGAAAAAGTCGTCCAAACGGATAAGTTGGAAGAACAAAAAAGCCGACGGCGGATTGGTAAGGGTGTTTTGATACGAGAGTGGGCAGAAGAGTTAGCAAAACCCACCGCACACAACAACGGTGTAGCGGCCTGTCCTTTTGCTTTGCCAGCTTATGAAAACCGTGAAGTAAAGTTTATAGTGTCAGATGATCTATGGCCTGATGTACTAACGGAATCGTCTAGGTTTTTTAATACTGGTTATAAAGTCACGATGGTTTTTGATTATGACTATGATTACGATTATGATCAGTTAGAACAAGAGTGCATGGCGTTGAATAGGTTTTTTGCGTCAGCAGGAATAGACATATGGTTACTGTCTTACTTACGGGAACATGCTATTGTTTTTATACAGCGTTGGTCGGAATTAGAAAACGCTGCTGCAAAGTTGGAAAAACTAGGGTATTATACGAACTATGACCCTCAAGATTATGAACGGCACATCTTAGGCCGTAGAAACAGGAGTATATAAAATGCCAGGTAAAAAATTTCCCGATTTAACTGGGGACGGTAAAGTCACGCAAGCAGACATTCTGAAAGGTCGAGGTGTTCAGGGCATGATGCGAGGTGGTAAAGTTAAGATGATGCGTGGAGGTCCCGTCAAGATGATGCGTGGAGGCAAAGTTGGATATGCCAACGGTGGCTGCGTTAAGGTTAAAACAAATCAAAACCCACATATGAGTTAAAAACATGGCTACTTCAGGTTCAAGAGACTTTAATTTAGACGTAGGCGAGATCATCGAGGAAGCGTATGAACGCTGTGGCCTCGAAGTTCGCACGGGCTATGATGCACGAACTGCACGTCGGTCTTTGAACCTGATGTTTGCAGACTGGGCAAACCGTGGTGTAAATCTGTGGACAGTGAAGCAAGGTACGGCAACGCTTGTTCAGGGCACGGCAACAGTTACGTTGGGAGCGGATGTCGTAGATATTTTAGAGATGGTGTTGCGTAGAAACGGCACTGACTATGAGATTGAACGAATTAGTCGTGGTGAATACGTTACTTTACCAGACAAGACCACTCAAGGTAGGCCGAGCCAGTTTTGGTTCAATAAGCAAATTCAGCCTGTTATCAATCTGTGGGCTGTACCTGAGAACTCAACTGACCAGATTGTGTACTACTACGTGCAACGGATTGAAGATGCTGATGCCCTTGTTAATACTACTGATATGCCTTTTCGTTTTTATCCTTGTATGGTGGCGGGGTTAGCCTATTACATCGCGATGAAACGGGCTCCAGAGCGCATACAGTTGTTAAAGTCTGTGTACGAAGAAGAGTTCCAACGTGCGGCGGACGAGGACGAAGACCGCGTTCCGTTGAAGTTGCAGCCTAGCATACAGTATTTGAGGGTCTAATGGCATACGCTTCGGGCAAACATGCATGGGGAATATCGGACAGATCGGGCCGTCGCTACCGTCTTCGTGAGATGAAGGTAGAGTGGACTGGTGCGAAAGTCGGTCCTGATGAGTTTGATCCGAAGCATCCACAGTTATTTCCGCCCAAGGCTTCTCCTGATCCACAGGCATTGCGTAACCCGCGTCCAGATCAGGCTGAGTCATTACAGGTGTATGTTGACATCCCGACCGTCGAAGCACCTACGTTGGAGCGTGTTCGAGCAATAGGCAAGGTCGGTAGCGTTACGGTGACGACATGACTATGACATACGGCGAATTGAAGACAGCCATTCAGGATTACACAGAGAACGACGAAACAAGTTTTGTAAACAACCTGCCTTTGTTTATTCGATTGGCAGAAGAGCGCATACTAAAAAGCGTTCAGCTTAATCTGTTTCAAAAGAACCAAGGCGGTGCCATGACGAGTGGCAATCAGTATCTTGGTGCGCCCACAGATTTCCTAGCGCCTTTTTCTTTGAGTATCGATGTTGGTGGCGCAAAAGAGTTTTTGCTTTTTAAAGACTTAGACTTTGTGCAAACTTATACACCTGACGCAACAACCACGGGACAACCTAAATATTACGCCCAGTTTGATGTAAGTAACTTTATCTTGGCTCCAACACCTGATGCAAACTACACAACGGATATTCACTATTTGTATCGCCCTGCTTCATTAACAGCGGGTGCCGACAGTGGTACAAGCTGGCTTAGTGAAAATGCGGAGATTACGTTGTTATATGCTTCTTTAGTCGAGGCGTATATCTATATGAAAGGCGACCCTAACTTGATGCAAATGTACAACCAACGTTTGGCTGAAGGGATTGCAAGACTCAAAAACCTTGGTGAAGCTCAAGAAACTATGGATGAGTATCGCTACGGCCCGATTAGGAAACCCCGCACATGATTCCAGAGTTAAATATAGATTTACCTAAAGATTTTAAGGTAGAGGTACACACCACTCAGAACCGTGGCTTTACGCCAGAAGAAATAGCAGAACGGTGTGCAGAAAAAATTATTTCGGTCTCGGATGAAGCACATCCTGCAATACAGGCGCAAGCCCGTGCTTTTCAGAAGCGTATTGTACAGTTAGTCGGGTTCTATTTACGCGAAGCTGTTAAAAGTGATCGAACTACTGTATATAATGCAATCAAAGATGCGGGGCACCCTGACCTTGCTGAACTCATAAGGAGAATGTGACATGGCCTTTACTGGTAACTTCATGTGCACGAGCTTTAAGAAGGAGCTTCTTGAGGCTGTTCACAACTTTAAAAACTCAGGTGGTAGCACCTTTAACCTTGCTTTGTATGACAACAATGCCTCATTCACTGCGGCGACAACAGCATACACAGCAACAAACGAGGTATCTGGAACTGGATACACTGCAAAAGGTGGTGCGCTTACTCGTGTAGATCCAACGTCGAGCGGCACAACAGCCTTTACCGACTTTGATGATTTGACCTTTAGCACGGCAACGATTACAGCCCGTGGCGCGTTGATCTTTAATGACAGTGCGTCAGGTGATCCATCGGTAGTGGTGCTAGATTTTGGTGCCGACAAAACGTCTACCGCAGGTGACTTTACAATTGTATTCCCAACAGCGGACGCAAGTAACGCCATCATTCGGATAGCCTAATGACAGACGTCATCGTTCCAATAAGCGGCTGGGGCCGTGGCACTTGGGGCGAGTTGGGCTGGGGCAGCAATAATTTTCCCCAGCTTGTAGGCGCTGTAGGCTCCGTTAGTGTAGTTGCAGAAGCAAATGTGCCTGTCACGGGATTGTCCGCGACGGGTTCTGTTGGTTCTGTTACAGTTAACGCCGCAGCCAACACATCGGTAACTGGTGTCTCTGGCACTGGTGAGGTTGGCTCTACTACAGTAATTGCCGCAGCAAACGTCACACCTACGGGCGTGGCAGGAACTGGAGCCGTTGGCACAGCAACAGTCAGCGCGGGTGCAAATGTGCCTGTCACTGGGCTAGAAGGTACGGGGGCCGTCGGCTCTGTTACTGTTACGGCTGATGCAAACGTCACGCCTACGGGCGTAGAAGGTACTGGAGCCGTTGGCACCGTCACTATGACAGGCGATGCAAATGTGCCGACAACAGGCATAGCTGGCACGGGTGCCGTTGGTTCTGTTACCATCAACGCTGGTTCTGTTGTAGAAATACCAAGCGGCTTGCAATGCCAAGGTTTTGTCTACGGTGGCTTTATAGAAGTCAACGCGGACGCTAACGCTCCTGTAACTGGACTTACCGCTACAGGCTCCGTTGGTTCAGTAACCGTTGATACAGAAACCTTTGTAAATGTCACTGGCGTTGCGGGAACCGCCGCCGTTGGCAGTGTCACAACCACCGCTGATGCGGATGTATCCGTCACTGGCGTTGCAGCCACAGGGGAGATAACACCGCCCCTTGTGTGGGGAACCATTGTTCCAAATCAAAATCCGAGTTATACTCCCGAACAACCAACACAATCCCCTGGTTGGACTGATGACAATCCATCGTCAACAGAATTACAAACACCAGGTTGGACCCGACAAGCAGCATAGGATAGAAACATGCCTAGTACATATACATTAAACAACGGTATCGAACTCATAGCTACTGGTGAACAGTCAGGCACATGGGGTGATACGACTAACACAAACCTTGAACTTTTAGACACGGCCCTTGATGGTCAGGTCACAATTAGTCTTGCTTCGGCAGGGTCATCTGGTTCACCAAACACACTGCCTATTAGCGACGGTACGGCATCGAATGGTCGTAACCGTATGGTTATTTTTGATGACAGCAGTGATCTGGGGGCAACAGCCTATGTGCAGTTGACGCCGAACGACGCCGAAAAAATCATTTATGTTCGCAACAGCCTGTCTGCGGATCGGAGTATTCTGTTATTCCAAGGCACATACAGTGCATCAAACGACTACGAACTTAAAGCTGGATCGACGGCGGTCATCTACTTCGATGGCGCAGGAACAGGTGCCGTAGCGGCAAACGTACTTAACACCTTGCAGCTTGAAGGTTTGAACGTAGACGGCGGCACGATTAAGCTGGATGGGAACTATCCTGTTGGTACAGGCAACGTGGCGTTGGGTGATACTGCGTTGGATAGTGTTGAAGCTGGAAGTAGTGACAATACTACCGTTGGAAACAATGCGGGTACGGCTATCACGACAGGTCAATACAATACTTTAATTGGCTCTAATGCGGGTGATGCTTTAACTACGTCACAAAGAAACGTGGCTATCGGCACAGGTGCTTTAACCACCGACACTTTAGGGAGTAGATCAGTTGCTGTAGGTCAAAGCGCACTAGGTTCTCAAAATTTTACATCTGCTACGGATACTTATAATACAGCCGTAGGTCAGTTTGCTGGTCTATCTAATACAACGGGCCAGTATAATACTTTTCTTGGTGGTCAAGCTGGTCAATCCAACACCACCGCAGGAGGTCAAACTGCTGTTGGCTATCAGGCGGCATATTCAAATACCACTGGATCAAATAACGTATCTGTTGGTTATCAAGCCTTATATACAAATGCTACTGGTCTAAATAACACTGCTATTGGTTATTCGGCACTTAAACTCGCAACAGGTAATGGTAATACGGCTGTTGGTCGAGAGTCTGCGCTAAACACTAGTACAGGTACTAACAACTCTGCTTTTGGTAAGGATAGTCTTACTGCAAACACAACAGGCATTCAAAATACGGCTATTGGCTCAGAGGCTCTTAAAGCTAACACCACCGCCAACAACAACACCGCTGTGGGGTATCAGTCTTTATTCAGTAACACCACGGGAACAAATCTTTTTGCCTTTGGTGTAAATGCATTAAGAAACAATACTACAGGTAATAACAACGCAGCCATATCGGGTTTATACAGCAACACAACGGGTTCAAATAATACCGCATTGGGTATGCAAGCACTAAACGCCAACACCACCGCAAGCAGCAATACTGCTGTTGGGTATCAAGCGGGGTATAGTAATACTACAGGTCAATATAATACTGCTGTTGGTAATACTGCCCTAAGAAGCAACACTACTTCATCCCGCAGCACAGCTTTGGGTTATGAGGCTCTTTATAATACGTCCAATGGTGATAACACTGCTATTGGTTATCAAGCCCACAAGGGTAGTGGTTCAACCAGTACAGCTTATTACAACGTAGCAGTTGGTGTGGGGGCATTGCAAGATGTGGATACTGCCCATAGTAACGTAGGTATTGGTTACTCTGCGGGGGGAGACATAACCACAGGTACTTCCAACATTGCTATTGGTCGAGAGGCATTACGCTTAAACACCACCGCAAGCAACAACATTGCAATTGGCTATCGTGCTTTATATGACAATACCACAGGTTCACCACTCACTGCTGTTGGTTATCTTGCACTAGCAAATAATACAACTGGCGTACACAATACGGCTTTTGGTACAGAGGCACTTTTAACAGCGACTACATCACAGCAAAACACTGCTGTCGGTAGCCACGCTATGCAGCTTACAACAACAGGTTCATACAACACAGCCATTGGTCGTGAGGCTTTGCACTCCAACACCACCGCAAGCAACAGCACTGCCGTTGGGTATCAGGCTATGCTTGATAGTACAGGAGGAAACAACACTGCTGTTGGTTATCAAGCCTTACAAACAAACAATGCAGGTGGAACAAACAACACAGCAATCGGATACCAAGCTAACAGAAACAACACGTCTGGTATTTACAATGTATCAGTTGGCTTGCAAGCATTGCTTGGTAACACAACAGGTGGCTCTAACACAGCATTAGGGTATCAGTCTCTTAACTCCAACACCACCGCCAGCAACAACACGGCTGTGGGGTATCAGGCTGGGTATAGTGTCACTACTGGTGAAGTAACTTTATTGGGAGAAGGTGCGGGTTATTCTACTACAACTGGGGGTTTGGTTGCTGTAGGTATTCGTGCAGGCTACAGCAATACTACCGCTGTTCAAAATACCTTTGTTGGACACAATTCTGCATATGTTACAACAGGTGATAACAATTCAACGCTTGGTGCATATGCACTTCGTTATAACACAACAGGTGCAGCAAACACCGCTTTAGGTAATCGTGCCTTATTCTCCAACACCACCGCAGACAGCAACACTGCTGTTGGGTATCAGGCACTATACGATAACAACACTAGCGGAAACACTGCGATAGGCTATCAAGCATCTGCTAACTCTACAGGGGCTTACCAGATTGCTATTGGTTACTTTGCTGGTGCTAATACCAGTACTGGTAACTTACTAGCTATAGGTTACGAAGCTGGCTTTAATAACACTACTGGTACAGCCAACACTGCGGTAGGTCGTTATCGCCCTCTGTTCTCTAATACCACTGGTGGGGACAACACTGCAATAGGTGACCAAGCCCTCTACAGCAACACCACCGCATCCTACAACACGGCAGTTGGATATTTAGCGGGGTATTATAATACTACTGGTAACGTAAACGTGTTTGTGGGTCGCAAATCAGGAGAAGCTAACACTACAGGTGCGGCTAACACTTATATTGGTGATAGTGCTGGAGTATCTATGACTACCGGCTCTAATAACACTATTCTTGGACGCTTTTCCGGCAACGCTGGCGGCCTAGACATCCGCACATC